GGGCTGCCTTGAGCGCATTAGATATTGACATGTCTGGCAGCACTGTCTCGCGCCGTCTTACAAATGGAATGAATGTTGGCAGATCTTGGGTTCGTGGTGTCGCGCCTGTGTAATCGGCTTGAGGTTTCGTGGAAAATGCACCCGCCCTAAACTCTCCAGCTTCTCCACCAGAAAACTTGAACTCAGGCCTGAATCCAGCTTGCTCTGCCTGCATCAACCTTTTTTCTGCTGCTGTGATTTCTGGCCCGAAGTCTCTTTGGACCTGCTGTGGCTGGAATGCTCGCAGCATATCAGGATACATCTTCCCCTCTTCTTCCATTGTTTGACGAGCAAACTTCTGAGCCGTCAACGCTTCTTTAGCTTCTTGCTTCTTGAGTTCTTGAAGCTCCAAGGCTCCCATCTCAAGAATGCCACGCTTCAAGCCTTTAAGATCTGCCAGACTACCAGCTTCAATTGTGGCATCAAAAGCCTCACGATTTTCTTCAGGAATTGTCTTGCGGAACAACTTGAGGTTGGCCCTAAGTTCCTTTGCCTCCTCCTTGTCTTGCCTGAACTTCTTGATACCTTCCCCTATTCCAGCACCTAGCCCTGCGATACCTGCACCGAGAAGTTCTCCAACTCGAGATCTCTCGGTAGGCTGAACGATTCCCTGTCCTGTGTATGTTTGTTGAGAAAATGGCATAAGTTTATCCGATCAGTTTCTTAATACGTGAGTCCATCCACTTTTTGATGGAAGGCTTGAGCCACTCATTCTTTGACAGCCAGCCAGCGAATCTTTGACCGTGCTTAATGTAAAGATTCCTGAACCATCCCGGTGATTCGTTCAGCAACCAATGCCTGAACAGCAGCCACATTGGATTCTCAGACCCGTAGACTTCACGGGCTACCCAGCAAATTGGCTTAAAACTCAACATGTTGCCCAATCCCTGCATAGCTCCACTTGCAACTCCTGCTCGAGCATTCGCGGATGCTATGCTCGCATTAAGTGCAGCATTGTAGTTGCCAGCGGCCAGACTGCCAGCATAGGCTGACTCTGGGTTGAAGACCTGCTGCGGAGCCATTCCTTGACCTTGTGCAGCGAGACTTTGACCAGCAGCGATACCCACTCCGGGTCTACCGAGAATAGCCATGAACGGATCTGCAGCAGTGGCTGCGTTTAAGCCTACCATCTGCTGTGCGAAGGCCTGTCGCCGTCTCTGTAGCTGCTCAGCCTGCAGCCCCTTGACAAGGGCTTCCTGACTGATGTCTGACACACCAAAACCCATTCCACGAGCAGCCTGAGCCCCTCGGACCTGCTGCTCAAGCTCACGCGCCATAGCTGGAGGCAGAGATGCTCCTGCAGCCAGTTCCTGCTGTGCCTGCCTGTTCAACTCTGACATCAACGCAGCCTGCTCAGGATTGGCCTGCCTGAAGGCCTCAGTGGCCCTCTGACCGAGTCTCTCGACTGCAGCGATGTCTCCTTCTCGAGTTACATCAAGGCCAGCCACATCGGCTCTGGCGAGCCCGGGCATAATGTCTCGCTCATACAGCTCAAGCAAACCGGGCTGACCTTCGCTTCCGCGCATGAGATCCCTCAAGACCTGCAGGTTCAGGCGGGCCTCTGCTGGCCTGCCATATTCCTGACTGGCTTCAGCAGCAAACAGGTCAGGGGCCAAAGCTATTTGAGCCTCTAGTGTCTCACGTGTCTCCTTGCCATAATCCCGAGGCGGAGGTGCCTCTGCGCTATACATTCCCATGGTAGTTGTCCTGTTGGTATTGTCTGTGTAATTTGCTAAACTCTCTCATCGCATTCCACCCGCCACATAGGTAGACGACTGCGAAGATCACCTCGTGGTAGTGGCTCTTCAAAACATCCGAGTGGACTCTCTTGACCTCGTCCTCGGACTGCTCCCATCTGTTCGCATCGAGCCACGCACTGCAGCTCACAATTATTATTGGCATGAGGAAGCTACTGTGGGCCTGATAAAATGGGTTGGAGCTCAGCTCCAGCATCCACTTCAGCTCAGCCTCAATAAGCTTCTCATCAGACTCCACCTTCCCGAGGTCGATCATGTCGTCAATGTCATGTGAACGCTCGGCAAACATTTGAACAAAGTCCCACGCCTTGTCATTGTTGTGCGTCAGCCTTAGGAAGTCGCTCTTTATGGAGTAGTCAAAATTCATCGGTGACCAATAAGTTCAAAGTAGGCCTTGTCCCCGTTGCCTGCTGCATATCCACTACGCATCACCCATCTCAACTTAATGATCCCACTCTCAAGCCTTGGCACTTTAATCAATGATCGAGAAAATTCAGTGCGATCTACCGCGCTGACTTGATGACTCCATTTCGTGATCAGTGGAATATACTTTGTTCCATCGAAGACCCCGAGAGAAACGTGGCTTCCCTCTACGGGGAGCAGTTCGACAGAGATCAAAAGCTCGTTAACCTCTGTGTCGAAGTCGCTGATCCCGGAAGAGTATGCTGCGTTGATAGCGACAGAATTGATACTGAAGTCAGAATAAAATCCATCGTTCAGGCCAGATGCGCCTCCACCTACAATAGCAGTGGTGTAATCGATCCCGCTAAGTCTCCAGTCAGACCAAATCGATGATTGAGATGTCGTTGGGGGACTTGCAGCAATTACAACACCATCACTTGACCAAGTTGATGAAGTTGAGAATGTGCTTTTACCAACGGTGTCATGCAGCTTGTATGAGTTGCTTGTCTGCGACTGCCATGAAGCGACTCCGCCAGAAGCGACAATGATCTGATTGTCTAGGCCAGCGGATATTTGATCGACTGTAATCGTCCCAACGCCCGCCTGAGCTGACCACTCTGGGTTCGCTCCAGCCCCTTTAGTCTTCAGGAACTGTCCGTCAGTCCCCGGCGATAGCTTCACGAGATCGCCGTCTGCATTATAATACAATAGCTGACCATGAGTCCCCGCCTCTAGCTTTGTCAGGCTGAGATTGTGATCATTGATCTTGCTGTTTATGTTGATCCCCTGCTCGAGTTTGACAGTAGTCACAGATCCGTCTGCTATCTGCGAGGAGTTAACAGAACCCTCCAAGGTGATGGCAGGGGCTCCAAGCAGGTTAAGCTTCGGGTATGTGATCTTCTCGCCTTCAGAGAAGGTGTATCCTTTTCCAACTACAACTGAGAGTGCCATAATGTTATGCGGTGATGATTCTGTGGCCAGATGCCGACATGTAGAATTTGAGTGGTGTATAATTCACCCCAGCAACAGATGTGAGTGTTGACTGTTTGACTGCCACATAAACGTAGTCATTTGTGTCCAACTCCACGTGCCCAATAAGTGAGATGTTTTTATTGTGCCCGTTGCTAGGGTGATGATGTATCTGCTCGGTCGCTGTGATTTGAGAATTTGTCCCCGCATCACTATCATGCTTAAACAGGCTGGCCAACACGCTCACATTGGACCCGTCTGTTGATCCTGAAAGCGAAACTTGAATCTCGGCATCGATGGCTATGTCACCCGTATATCGGAGTTGACCGTTGGATGGCATGTCGAACTCAGTCATGTTTGACTGAGTGGCAGTTGTCACCGAAAGTGCTGCATAAGGATCGCCGCTATTGACTGGTGTTACTGACCCGGAAGATGCAGCGATAGCCCCGAATGGATTGACATCGTGCTCGGTGACGTGCTGTGGATACCAGTTACCCGCTGTGTCGCTCACGATCGTCAACGTCTCGCCAGCACTAACTCGGACATCACCAAGCCCAGCAGGGCCCCAGCTTGAGCTCTGAATTGTTATGAAGCTCGATGTGGCGTTGATTATGTTTTTGACGGTGATGTATCCAGAGGCAGGAACAGGCAGCGTGAACGGACTGCTTGCGCTGCTTATTATGTTGTACAGCTTCGTGTCGGACACAGTGTTGCTGCTGGTGTCATTAAAGGATTGTCGGAAAGTGTGAGGCTCGTTAAGAGAAATCTCCGGGTTGGCCGATCCGTCTCCGTTGGCTACTGTCAGCCCAGTCGCTCCGACAATAGACCTGACACTAGCGTTCCCGCTTCCGTCGATTGACAGAAGCCCAGCCGTTCCACTGAGCTCGTCAATGGATCTGATGGTTCCCTCAGCATAGTTTAGCTGCTCCAGTGCGGTTATGAATTCTGTTCTGGTAGTAGTCGTCGATGAGACTGGCCCGTTGACTGCGTCTACTACAAAGTTTGGTGTGTTGTCTGGCATATTACCAAAATCCTGAATGTGTTCCTTCTCGTCTCTGACCAACAGTCGAACCAGAGGTCACGCTATGAAGCCTGACTCTGCCATTGATCCCTTCAATCTTGACCTGAAAATAGGCTCCCCTTCGGTCTACCCGCAGCTTGTGAGTCCAATACTGGTACAAGTCAAGCTGTGTCCCAGAAGAACCAAGGACAGTCCCCGGGTCCGCACTGTCACTGTCCAGAATGACCGAGTAGTCCTCGCGGCCCGGGTTCTCGTGAGTGTCGTCGAGGTTTTGAATGTTCCAGTCACTGATCCCAAAAGTCATGTATTTGGTGCGGTCAGGAAATGTGTAGCTTGTGTTGTCCACAATAACTGTTTCCTCCTTCACTCCATCCACGATCCCCGTGACCTTGTATTCCGGGTCCCAAGTGCTGATGAACATCTGGGCTTGCTGGAATCTTCGTCGATTGCCTGCCTCGAAACCATAACCACGAGTCTTGATCAGGAATGCTATGGGTCGGTCTTCAACTTCGATGTTGTCCGAGCACAGCACTTGGAGGTATGGATCACTGTTCCCATCAGGGTCTCTGACGCTGATCAGGATCGGTGATCCGCTCACGAAGCGAATGCCACAGCCATTGTCTGAATCCGTTGTGTCACCACTATTCCAACCGTCATCTGTGTAGCCAGAGAAAAGGTTGGCCCCAGCGATCTCGCAGTGATCAGCCTGTTGTTCGTCTCCGACACCCCAAAGCCATCCGCTCTCTGGGTCATTTGTGTTGACCGTGAGCGGCTCGACTATGTTGAGCCCGCCGTCGATTATCTCCGTATCATTGTCGTCAACCAGTTCCCTGCGTCGAGTGGCCGTGATAGTTGTTCCATCGTTCACCTGAACCGTTGTTCCATCACTCACGTGACCCTTGACCATCAGGTCGCATGTGTAGGTCCCCTGAACAATAGGTCTGCCCTCCAACTCTCCATACTCATACAGCCCAACTACACCATCGTAGTCCACGTAGTAGAGGTGCTCGGCCCCCTGAAAGTCGGCCACAAAAAAGTGTTTGATCTTGATTGCATCACCCTGATCGTATCCAGCCCACGCTCCATTTATAAAATCGTAAACAAGGACAGCATTGTTCTGCTTGCCTCCGTCGATCGGGACAGACAGATAATATCTGTTCCGCCAGTAGGCCGCTGATGCCGTGTCTTTGGCTACACTGAAGTCGATCCGGTCAATGATTGGCTGCACAGGTGTGCTCTGTGGTTCTGAGACGCCCTGCAGCTTGTTTTGTTCCGTCAGTGCAAGGCTGACCACTCCCCGTTGCGAAAGGAACCACAGATCGCTTCCTGCGCTTGCGACCGATCTCGCACCCACAATGCCATACTCAGTTGTGACCTGATCAAGGACTGCGTTATTCTCCCAATCGCCAACAAGGTTTGACACAGTGTAGATACTGGTGTCTTTAAATATGACAACAGTCTGGTCGTTCCACTTATACAGGCGGCGAATGTTATCCGAGTCACCCTGATTTATTTTAAAATTATTGAACACGTCATAGTCTGTGTATGACAGGATGTCTGACACAGCGACATGATCTGACTTATACCCACCAGAAGGTTTGTGAGGCACTAACAAGCGATTCTGGAAGAACAGTGTTGAGCTTGAATTCGGGATGTTGTTCAGGCCACTCGCTGAAGGAGGAGCCTCCACAAACCCTTCATCGATGGACGACATGATGAGCTGAGACTCATCAGGGCCACGCGATAGAATGACTTTGTCGAATGCCTGCGTGAACCAATACTTGCTTTGGTATGTGTTGGCGGGAGATGATAGCTGAACGCTGCATGGTAGTGGGGCTAGGTTGTTGCCGTATCGGGCTCTGTATATCTTTGGTGCATCCCCCTCGACGCTGGCCACGATCAGAATCCAGTCGGCCCCGTTTGGATCATTCCAGACTCCAATTCCGTAAACATTCCCGAGGTTAGCGCTGATCTGTCTGCCCCAGTTGATGTCGCCACCATCCCAGTTTATCGGCCACTCAAAGCCATATCGATTGAACCACGCCAAAGGCATGACGCCTCGTCTGGGCTCTGCCACACCGTATCTAAACCTAGCGTTGATCGCCTCAGAAACCATGCCCGGGGGAAGCATGTGAGGCTGCTGCCTCATGTCTACACCCACGAAACCATTGTCGCCCGCCGTGATAGGCTGGTCATCGTTCTGCGTGTAGTTTCTGTGCTCTCTCATTGATAAAATCCGATCTTGCTCAGGAGCGCATCGAGAATCTTGTTGCTGTTTGCCCAGCTAAATCTCATGCCCCTCTCTGAAGCCTTAATAGCTTTCTCGACCCCGCCACTGTTATACACCTCTCTCATCCTGCTGACTAGACTGTCCGGATCAGGGACAGCCCATAGGCCGCCGTTCGCATAATGAGCCTCAGCCTGCCTCAGCTTGTAGTCCACCGGGT